CTCCGCACGGAGCATACACGTCGCAGAGCGAATTGCCGACATGCAGACGACACAAACGGCGACGACCCTGCAACAGACAGAGTACTCGATTCTACGCTCGGTACGGACGGAACCGGTGCCGCAGCGGACGGCCCGGGTGAACTTGACGGAAGAGAACCTCCGTAGGCTTCCTGACGGGGCATCGTTCACGGCACGCGACGGACAGCTGACTCTCGAAGCACGCCGTGACGGAGATACCCTCCGTCTGTTGGCCCGTTGTGATTCGCTGTCCCGCCGTACGGAATATTTCGAAGCGACGGCTGCACGGCAGTCCGAACGGATCGACTCCCTCGAAAGACGGCTTTCGGAGGCTCGACAAGCCTACCACTTGCTCACCGAGATCGCTTTTTCGGACCATACACGCACCTCGGAAGAGCGGACCCGTACGTCTTCGCACCGGGGTTGGTGGTTCGCATTCGGACTCGTGGCAGGCTGCCTGGGTGGATGGTGGGCCCGCAAAACAAACCTATTCGAAAAACTTTTTAAAATATTCTGATTATGTCTAAACGATCTGTAATTCAACGTAACGATGGCTACCTGATGCTGCTCGACGCCGTCTATTTCAATGGCAAGCGTATCGGCAACATTTCCGAAGAAGGCCTCGACTGGAGCGGCGAGGATGCCCAGACTGTCGAGCTGTGGGCCGCGCAGATCCGTACCAATCCTGTCCTGGACATCGAAACGCGTGCCGCGACGAACGAAATCACCGGAAAGATGATCGAGATGGTCCCCCAGAACTGCGTGGATCTGATGGGCGGGAAGGTCGTCGGTGAGGAGTGGCAGATGTCCGCCAATTCGATGCGTGTCGAGGGTGACGTACGTATTCTGGTCGGCACGGGCAAGACCGTAAAACTCAAGCGTGTATCGCTGCGCGCTTCGAAGATCCGCGGCGGACTGGGCGGTGAAAACGTGCTGGGCATCGAATTCGGACTGAAAGTCCTGGCGCCGAAGGACGGATCTTCTCCCGGTTCAATTCTGCCTACGGAGCCGTTCATCGAGGCCGAACCGACATCGCTCACTTTCGAACAAGCCGGCGGGAGCAAGACCGTCGACATCGAGGCATCCGGACCGTTCTCCGTGGGAGCCGTTCCCGAAGGATTCTCGGTAGAGATTGTCAACGGGCGTGTCACGGTGATCGCCGAGACCAACGGCGGGGAATCTCCCCGTTCCGGAGTTCATTCTGGAGGCTGATCCCGAAACGAAGGTTACCGTGTCGCTCTCGCAGCCCAACGCTTAGGCCATGAAACGCAATGTCGAACTGGAGGCAGCGGAAGCCCTGCTCGACGCGGGGATTCTGCTGCCTTTGCTCCGTATCCGCCTGCCGCGGAGGCACGAATGGGTTCTGCGGGTGACGATGCGCCGCCCGTGCCTGGGAGGTCAGATGCGCATCGTGCGCCACTACCTGAAACTGGGGATTACGGCGCAGCAATGGGCCGCATTCTCCGAAGACGAAGAGCGTATATTTTTCCGCCAGCATGCAAAGAGACTTTCGCTGATGCTGGCGCTGACGATATGCCGGGGATATCTTTCCGGAATGCTGCTGGCACCGCTCGTGGCATGGCTCATCCGCTGGAAGGTTCCGCCCGAATATCGGATTGAGGCGCAGCGGTGGTTCCGCAAGATGCGGGGAACACGGGATTTTACGAGTATTATCGAATCGGCCGAAAGGATAAATCCCTTCCGGTACGAGACGAGCCGCCCCACAAGAGCAGGAAAGGGGAGTTAAGAACTGTTTACGAAAGTTCTCATAGCCCCTTCGGAATCGTCTGGCAGATCGCGTCGGCTACAGGATGGACTCTGCATTATATTCTGTGGAAGGTAAACTTCCAGACCCTTGCGATGATGCTGGCCGATGCGCCGCATTATGAAACCCTCCCGGCGAAGCGCACGGGTGTGACGTCTCCGGAAGAAAGCCCCGATACCGCACAACTCTTTCAATCGAAACTGAACCTGTAATGAAACCCGTCGAGATCGAATTCCTTGTCAAGAACAATACCCGCCAGGGGCTTTCCAAAGTCTCGGGCGGGATCGACGGCGTGGAGAAGGACGCCACGGAGACGAAGAAGAGCATTCAGGCCTTGGAAGCCGAGATCGCCCGTCTGCAAAACGTCATTTCTCAAACCCCGCAGATGGATCAAACGGAGAATATCCGTCAGATCGAGAGCCTGAAGCGGCAGCTTCAGGCTCTGCAGGCAACGGCCCAAAGCACCGATCTGGTGCCAGCAAGTGCTCCGAAGGCAGTAAGGAGTTATAATGGCCTGAACATGGCTATTCAGCAAATTATTCGTGAATCTCCATCGCTGGCAATGGGATTACAAATGTATTTCTTGGCTGTTTCGAATAATTATCCTATTCTTTGGGATGCAATAGCCCGTACCAGAGCCGAGAATAAGTTGTTGGCGGCCAGTGGTCAAAAAACGATTCCCGTATGGCGGCAAATTCTTTCCTCCGTAGGCTCTTTCCAGACTTTGCTGACTGTGGGTATTACATTAGCTGTCGCCTACGGAAAGGAGATCGGAAATTTCGTCTCGAGTCTGTTCCGGGGCGAGGCCGCCGCACGGACCATGGCCGACGCACAACGCGAAGTGAACGAAACGATGATCGCCGATGCCGCGGATTACGGCAAACGGGTCGCCGCGGTCCGGTCTTTGAGTGCCGCATGGAAAACCCTCGGAGACGATCTCGAAACCCGGAAAAAATTCATCGAAGACAACAAGTCCGAATTCGACAAACTCGGAGTCTCAGTGGGTAATGTGCACGATGCCGAGAACCTGCTGGTGACTAATACCGATGCGTTCGTCGCATCCCTTGAGCGACGGGCACGGGCTGTGGCGGCCCAGCAACTCGCCGCCGAGCAATACAAGAAAAGCCTCGAATACGAAATCAAAGCCCAAGAGCTGGAGAATAAAGCTGCGGATGTTCGTAAAAACGAGGAGATCGACATGACGGCTTATGCTGCGGATACCCGCTTCGGAGCCCACAGCGCCTCGGAACTGGCGGAGGAGCGGGCCAAATCGTTCGAGGACGAAGCAGCACAGCTCCGTAAGCTCAAGGCCGAAACCGACAATTATGCGTCGTCGCTGCTGCAGATACAGCGATCCGAAGAGGAGGCCGGAAACAAGATACTCGAAAATGCCGGAATCCTGTCTGCTGACACAATATCGGGAAAGACCGTTGGCTCCGGCTCGGTAGAACCGCTTCTCCGACAATATGCCGAAGCACAACGAAAATTCAGGGAAGAAATCGACGAACAGTCCGTAGCGCAGATGGAGGACGGCTTCGCCAAGGAGAGGGCGACAATCCGTCTGAATTACGAGAAAAAACGCCGGGAATACGAGACGCAGGAACACGAAACACTCGCTCTCATAAAACGACTGCGCACTGCCGGTGCGAACATCGGTTCCGATGCTGAGAAGTCGGTGATGGCCGAAACGGACGCCTTAGTGGCGGGTGCGGTTGAACTTCGGGACAAGCAGCTGGCAGAGGTAGACAAGAAGGAGGAGGCGACCTACGAGAGGCTGCTCCAGAAATATGAAACCTACCAGCAAGGCCGTCTGCGCCTGGCCGAGAAATACAATAATGATATTCGGCGTTTGAAAGACTCGATGGTGTCTTCGCGTCTGGAGGTGCTGAGAGAACAAATGACTGACTATTTCTCGGGGAATGTGAACTTATTATCCCGGCCGATAATTGATGCTGCGAGGTTGGTAGAAAAGGGATGGAAGGATGCTGGAGAGGGTATCGCCACTGTTTTTAGTTCCCAGTTCGGTATTGAGGATTCCTCCGGAAAACAACGGGAGATTCTTGTGACTCCGATCTTGCCGAATGGGGACGTTCTATCGGAAGATGAACTGACTTCATACATTGACAATACGCTGAATGGCGCCGAAGACATTTTGAAAGCTGACACGATGGGGATTGTTATTGCTGTAGATGTAGATCCCGATGGATCAGCCGGTGAAAAACTTCATCAATTACAGGAAGCATTCTACGACCTCAAACAAAAAAAGGAAGAGGGAACTGGTTTCGATGCTGTAACCTCAGAAGCAATTAAAAGTGCTACACAGGCCCGAGACAAGGCACTCGATGAGTTCGACGTGAAGTTCGCCTCGCAATTCCCGCAGTTCGAGGCATGGGCGAATCGTATCGTTTCAGCCTCGGTCGAGAAGTTGAAGACGTTGCTGGTCGAAGCCCAAGCGGAACTGGAGCCTCTGGAAAGCGATCCCGCGTCCGATAGCAATGCCGTAGCTGTCGCCCGGGCCAAGGTGGTGGAGTTGAAATCCAAACTGGAGAAATACGGAAATAAAGATCCGCTTTCTCCCGACGACCAGTCGATCAAGAAGTGGCAGGATCTTCAGGAGGTACTACGCGACGCGAGCAATGAGTTTAAGCAAATCGGCAACCAAGTGGAAGGCACGGGCGGAGAGATCCTCCAACTGGCCGGACAAGTGTCAACCTCGATTGTGACAATGATCGGAGGAATCAAGTTCATGGCGACGAGCGCCGGGAATGAACTTACGAAAATCGAAAAGGCCTCGGTGGTGCTGACAATCATTGCAGCTGCCGTGCAGGTCATTACGGCTGTTGTCGGGTTGTTCAGCGACCAGGAGAGCACCATGGAGCGGAATCTGCGCCTGGCCCGGGAGTTCAACGAGGAGCTGCGCATCATGAAGGAGCGATCGAAGATCAATTCGGACACCTACGACTCGATCTTCGGAGATCGGCTCTACGATCGTTACAGGCAGAATGTTGAGGTCGTGCGGACTGCCCTGGACGGGTTGAGCGAAACGCAGGAGCAGATCATGACCCGCGGCAAGGAGGTCTTCGAGTCGTTCAGCAAAGGCTCCACGGGTCTGGCCAACCTCGACAAGGTGGCCAAGACCTGGGAAACGGTTGCCGACTCGGTCTACAACATGCAGGTGCAGACCCGCCACTCGACCTGGTTCCGTTCGGCCAAATACAAGTCGCTGGGAAGCCTTGTTCCGGAGCTGTTCGACGACGGGGAGCTCAACATGGAGGCGCTCAAGGAGTTCGTCGAGAACGGTGGAGATACCTTTAAGCATCTGTCGGATGCAAACCGGGAGCTGCTGCAGTCTCTGGTCGACGACTGGGAAACTTACGAGGAGGCCATCGGTGCGGTAAACGATTATCTGCAGGACATATTTGGAGACTTGGGGAATACACTGACTGATGCCTTGGTCGATGCGTTCGAGAACGGTACGGATGCGGCCGACTCGTTCGTGGAGAGCGTAGGACAGGCCATGCGGAAACTGGCCAAGGATATGATCTACTCGAACACCCTCGGACAGGTATTCGAGGATGCGGAAAAACGTTTCGATGAGATAAACAGGGAAAGCTATTCCGACGAAGAACGGTTCTCGAAATGGTCCGAAGCCATGCAGCAACTCATGACCGATGCGCTCGGACAACAGGATGAATTCAACAAGCTATGGGCCGAATTTCGTCGCATAGCAGCTGAAAGCGGTATCTCCATAGACAGCATGGAAAATACCACGCAACAGAGCGGTAAATCCGGAGCGATGCAGACCGTGTCGCAGGAATCGTTTTCCAGAGTCGAAGGATTGGTTACGTCGATCCAGATTCATTCGGCGAATTTCGACGACAACCTCGAAGGAATCGTTCCGGTGCTCGGCCAGTCGTTGAACGCCCTGCAAACAATCGCCGGACATACGGGATCACTACCCCAAATATATGAACTGCTCGAAGCGATACGTCGCGACGGCCTAAAGGTAAACTGACATGGAAGTACTCGAAGGATTGTTTTTCATCAATGATACGGACGTATATGCCCGCTTCGGGGCTTTCCTTGCAGAGACGGCCGAGGACCGACACGATAACTACGACTCACTGCTTGCACCGCCGACACTCAAGGAACAACCCGAGGTCTCGTTTCGGGAGGAAAACGGCGTACGGACACCGGATACGCTGACGCAGGCGTTCGATGCCCGGGATATCATGCTCAGGTTCGCCATTACGGCCCCGGACGATACGGCCTTCCTTTCTCGGTATGTCGCATTCGTGAACTTCCTCAAATCGGGAGACAACGGCTATCTGACACTACGGCTCGCCGATGTGGGAATGGAATTTCGGGTTTACGCCGTCGGATTCTCGGATTATTCACAGTTGATCCCATTCGGCAACGGAGAGATCGCAGCATCTTTCTCAGTCAAGTTTCGCGAGCCGAAACCTACGTTTTTCGGCCCCGTTCAGCAAACAGGAAAATAACGTTCAAACAATCTTCGAATGGAACTCGGAATATATTCAAAAGACGGACGTTTGAAATTATCGGTCGCTCCCGGAGATAATGGGGCCTGTTCCTGTGGTATTCAGGAAGAGAGTATTCTGGCGGTCTCCTTTACTGCGTTCGAGTGTATAGCTCTCGAAGTATATGACTATGCGGATTTCGAAGGTCGGCGCTATTGGATTCTCGAACGTTACCTGCCGCAGATGAACGCCCGGCGGGAATGGGCCTATTCTATCCGTATGTCCGGAGCCGAAGGACTGGCAGGTCAAACCCTGATGGTCAATCCGGAGGACGACGACAATCCCGTACTGACACTTTCTGCTCCGGCACGCGAACATGCCGCGCTCATTGTCGCGAACATGAATCGCAGAACCGGTACAACAGAATGGAAAGTCGGCGAAGTGGTCGTCTCGGAGTACATCGATATCGAATACACGGGCAAATACGCCTCCGATGCACTTTCCGAGCTCTCCGCGGCGGCAAAAACAGAATGGTGGTTTGACGGCATGACGCTCAATATCTCGCGCTGCGAGTTCGGCGAATGTATCCCTTTGTCGTATGGGAACGGTCTGATCCGAAATATCAGCCGCAACATAGCAGAAGGAGTGAAGTTCTTTACCCGGCTTTTCCCGGTGGGATCGTCCCGTAACATAGATCCGGACAAATACGGGCACAGCCGGCTGCAATTACCGGGTGGAATAAGGTATGTCGAACAGGATACGGATCTCGGGATCATAGAGCACTTCGAACAAGAGGCTTTCGAAAGGATCTTTCCCAGACGTATCGGCACGGTCGGTGTCGTCCGGCATGAAGAGCGAATCGGTGAGGACGGAAAGCCGTTTACGGTATGGTATTTTACGGATCCGGAAATACCCTTCGACCCGAATCAGTATGAGATCGGCGGGCTTGTCAAACGCATCACGTTCCAATCGGGCGAATTGCTCGGCCGGGAATTTGAAGTGAACTATGATTCACAGAAAAAAGAGTTCGAGATCATCACCCAATGGCCCTATGA